TTGCCGCAGTGAACAACTTGAACTGTATAGCTAGGCTCGCTTAAGCTGTGCTCGGTCTGTAACGCTTGCGAGAAGTCGCTTAGGTGCATTGTTAGGGTTGTTGGTTTCATAACTGCACTCCATTAAATTCTGTTTTGTGTTTGAATATTACGTCCTTCATATCCTCATGTACTGCGTGCCACTTGTGCAATTCTTTGTGCGAATAAAAGCGGATCGAACCCACATAGCGCTTAGGCTTTGGGCTTAGAAAGTCCCGCGTCATACGGGTGCGCAGCGTGTGGGTGTTAATGTCAATCTCTGCTGCAAAGTCGCGGAGGCGTACTAGCTTGTCCATCACTCCACCTCCGGATTAATAAGCACAATGTAATGATCAGGCAGCACTTCCCATGAGTCCGTGGTCATCGCAATTGCGCGGCCATTGCTTGTGCAGCCGTATGCAATGTAGTCTTTGTCTAGCGCTTGGTTGGCTTCTTTTAGATTGGTTGGCTTGTTTGTGTCTATGTTGAATAAGATCATTTTTGTTGCTCCTTATACTGAGAGATAGCGAGAAGCACCTTATTTATATGCGCAACAGGTACTAATCCATCGACCTCGCCTTTCATTATGTCTTTTATTGTTGTTTCTGCTGCTAATATTGCTGCCTGTTCGTTTGTCATTTTCCCGCTCCTTTTGCTTATCTGCCTCTTAAGATAGACGCTGGATTAGTGTTTTGCAAGTAGTTTTTTAACATATTCTCGTAATCGTGTATTTGCGGCTCGTCTGGCCTTATTGCTTTTCATGTGGTCGATAGGTTCCGCGTCGTAAGCCTCCTTAAATACCCGCTTGTAGCCTTCTATTGCCGCCTTCCTGTTTTCGAACGGGATTAGGTTGAGCTGTTGTTTTATCCATTGCTGGTCTAGTTTGTGCGGCTCCATTCCTCGAATGCCTCCATAGCTGCTTCCCATCCTAGTGCGACACACCCATAAAAACCAAGATTGTTTATAATCTCTAGGTACTCAATTTGATCTGGCGCTATCTTGCTTTTAGTGTGGTCTTTGCGTTTCAGCTCACAATAAAAACCGCCCACAATAATATCACTAGCGCCTTTAGTCATGCCTTCGGCCTTTTCACGTCTAGCCTGCTGAACTGTCTTTTTGCCTTCATTCCTTATGTGGGTGGCAATCCGCCCCCATGTGTCTGGGTACTTGCGGCGAATCTCGTTAAAAAATGTGACCTGCTCCGCAGTTTCGCTAGGGCAATCACCACGGTATTTAGTGTCCCCGAATACGGGGACGGTTTTAGGTAGCTTCATTTATTGGCTCCACATCTACTGGCTGATTATGAGCAAAAACATTCCAGTATTTCTTACCGGCCTGTCTTTGGTAAGTGATTGTTTTTGGTGGTATTCCTTTGTCTCTATGCTCGAAAAACGTCGCTATATCTGGAGCAACTTTGCCAAAGAAGTACGCCTTGCTAAAGTCTTCGTACAGTCCACGGTATTTAGATACCTTACTATCTGGGTTATACCACACATCAAATTTAGCATAATCAGTGACGTAGTGGACCTTTATTGTGAGATTGCCCGCCTTACTCATGTGCTGTTGCATAGAGAACGCGCGCACGTAATCAGTACTGACCTTTAGTGGATCTGCCTTCATACGGTGAAACTCGACAGCTAGGCGCTCGTTAGGATCAATCAATTCCTCTTTGCATGACTCACAGAACCTAGCAGCTATATCGTTTTCATGCTCGCACTCATGGCAAGGTTTTGACGACCAACGGTGCTCACATCGCACAGACTGGCCAGCCACAATGGATTGCCCAAAACAACGGCGCCCAAAATGGGCAGGCATTGGCTGATCTTCCACCGTTACTTTGTTGCCGTTTAAGTCTGTAAAATCTCCATCTTGGTCAATTGGCAATTCGTCTGGGTTAGGGCGTAAACTAAACTCATTAACGGTATTGCAAAGCGGGCAGCAAACATCGATAGGCTCACCCTTATTCTTCTTACGTGCTTTTATCTGCGGCGAGAATAGGTCGTTTTCCAGTTGGTGGCGCTCTATATTTTCAGCATAGTCCAGCACTAGGCAATCTTGCTTTTCTGGATGAATGCGAAGGCCGCGGCCAATGATTTGCAGCAATAGGCTGGCGGATTCGGTGGCGCGCAATATCGCTATAACATCAACGTGCGGCGCGTCAAAGCCAGTGGTAAGCACCCCTATGTTCACTAGGTATTTGAATTTGCGCGCTTTGTAATCGGCTATAATTTGCTTGCGTTCACCCGCTGGCGTTTCTCCCGTTACCATGCGGCTGTTTTCGGGTGGCAGGCTTTCCATGCACTCGACAGCGTGGTTTTTTGTTGCCGCGAATATCATCACACCCATGCGTCCATGGGTGTGCCTTACAACGTCTGCGATGATCTCAGCTGTTTTGCGGCCTCGTCCCTCGAATGCTTGCTCGTATTCTTTTTGAGTATGGCGGCTAATATTTGATACGTCATAGCTTGCTGCGTGGTCTGGATCAGCGTGCGGTTGAGTCAAATAGCCCATGCTAATCAGCTCAGGCCCAGTTATACGGTACAGGCATGTGTTATAGAACGGGTCGAGCGTTTGATCTTCTGGTACTGGGTTGCCGTTCTCGTCGTATGCGTAAATACAACCGCCGCCCATTATATAGGGCGTGGCAGTCAAGCCAATGACGCGCACATTTGGGTTAAATTCTCTTATTTTTTCGATAATCATGCGGATTGTTGGCGTTGTTTTGTGGCATTCATCGACAATGATGGCTGCCGTGTCTTTGAATCCGTTGATGTTACCCTTAACAGTACCAGGGGTTCCAAACACAACATGGTGACGCAGCGACTTTGCGCCCGCGCTAGATGAATAGATAGAAGCGTCTAGGCCGTAGCTAGTGTATTTCTCGTGATTTTGTTTTGTTAATTCTGCCGATGGCTGCAAGCAAAGTACGCGCTTACCGCTTGTGCTATGAACAAAATCTGCAACCTTGGCCACAATGATTGATTTGCCCGCGCCTGTGACTGCCTCAATCATGCAAGGCTCAAAGCTTTTTTTAATCCATGCTAGGATGGCATCAATAGCATCCTGCTGGTACGGTCTAGGATCGTACATAGAAAAACCTTAGCCGCGCATTGGCGGCTGTTAATCAAACAGAAATACAGCCGAATCGACCTGACTTGCATTCGACTCCGTTAATCTCCCTCCATCTTACCTTATCGTTAGATGTGGACCTATCCATGTTTAGCTGAACATAACCAGCGCCGTTTTTTGCATACAAGCCACCATCGTAAATAAACAAGTCTAGTTGCTTAAATAGTCCTGACGATGTTCGAACTACTGCGTATGCGTCTTCTATCTTTACAAATGCGCTCATTTTTTTATCTCCTTTTTGTTTAACTTTTTAGCCTTAATTACACACTGCTTTATAAGATCAACTGGCTTACCCGTGTATTGTTGTTTATTGTACATTGACACACCAGCTTCGGCGGCATCATTGCTAGCTGAATGTGTCAACCCTAAACTTATACACTCGTTAAATATATTGCTGTATATAAATTTCTGCTGACTATTCATTTTAGGCTCCAATAGCTTGATGGCTTCTTGCGATACTGCTCAAGGTCTACGCCTTTTAATTCTGGCACCTTGGCATACTCAACCGAACCTTTTCGCTCTACCTTGGTTAGCTTATGGCCGTTGATTTCGCTTTGACGCTCGCCGCAGCGTTCGACTATCTCAGCTAACAGGTCTTTTTTTGCCTGCTCGTACTCTTTTATTTTCGCTGATAGCAGCTGGTACTCCTCAACTAAATCAACAACAAAAGTATCGCTCTGCTCTTTATGCTTAGGCTCAAGATAGCGCTGCGCGTTTGGCAGTTCACGCTCGACCAAATAAGATTGATAAAACGCCTCCAACTTTGGCAGGTTTTCATCAAACCAAGCTTGGCTATATGCGTGCTCACTAATCGCATCGCCGTTTGGTGCCCACTGGTAAAACTTAGCCCATGTTCGGCCAGTGCATGCCATTTCAATCTGCACCTGTGCGAAGTAGTGCGGTTGATCTGTTAGCGATTTGAACTCTGGCACGTATTTGCCTCGCTGGCCAAATGGGCATTTAATTTCCGCTATGCCGTCTTCACCGATCAACCCGTCTGGGCTTGCGCCTAGCCAGTCGTGCTCAGGGTGAACGTGAAAGCCGGTTTCTTCAACTGGCTGATCAAGGTGAAACATTTCAAGGGATGAAATAGCAGTTTGCTCGTTTGCTGTGCCGTATTCCGTCGCCACGTTGCCTTTAAATTCTCTATCTGCCCCGTGATAGTCGCGCACCATGTTGCGCATAACATCGGCTGGCTTCATGTACGGGTTCAGGCCAAGCACTGCCCCCGCTACGCTGCCAGTTATGCGGCCTTTTCGGGCTTCAAACCAGCTTTTGCTCCGTTGTTCTATGTTTTCAGTTGTCATTTGTTTTTCTCGCTTATTTAATCCCAAAGGCCGCTAAACTTATTACTTTTTAGCCATTCAAGGGCTTTTTCCAATGGAGCGCCTGTTAAAAATGGTACTACTATTTGCACTTCATTCCTGCGGCTAACGACCAATTGCTTTCTCGCTGGTATTGAACTGCTTATATTGAAATCAATAGGTGTAAGCAGTTCAATTAATGCAAAATCTCTTTCAGTAATGTCGTCATCTTTTTGGTCTAGCTCTTTAAGCTCTGAAAGCCAATACTGATTGGCAGATGACAGATGGCTTTCAGCTTCTAGCTGATTAATGGCTTTCTTTACTTTTTCTATGTAATCCATGATTAAAAACTCCTTTAAGCGCGGCACATTGGCCGCGCCTATTAAAGATCAAAACGGAATATCGTCGCCGTCTGCATTATTGTCAGTCGTCGCAGGTTGCGGCGCTGGCGTTGCATTGCGAGCTGCTACGGATGATACCCAGTTGCCAGACTTGTCGTTAATTTCCCAAATCTGCACCTTAATCATCATCGGCTTGGCGCACAATGCCGCAGGCATATTGTGATCACCTGGCGCTTCACCTGATGCCGCTAGTTTACCACCGCAGTTGTGGTCAATTGCCATTAGCATGCGCTTTGCTTTATCGGCTTTTGTCGAGTCAGTGTCGAACACACGAACCTTTTGAAAGATCTTGCGATTCTTATACTGTTCTGGCGCTTGCACAGTCCAGCGAAGGCTAATATAGGTATCATCTTCGTAGCTGTCGAGCTTGGCTTCGTCGATTAACGCTAACAGCTCCGTACCGTTAGGGATTGGCTCCATGTTGCCGCCACCCATATCCATAGAGCCGTTTGATTCTGCTTTGTTACCGTCTGATAGATCCCAGAATGACATAGTGTTTTCCTTTTATTGGTTGTTGGTTTGGTTGAAAAATGGAATGTAAGAAAGCAAAGGGTTTTCGCCTTCCATGAATTTAATCTCCTGTGGCATTTTGTAGCGCGTTTTCGCGTCAACATAGCCGACAGTACCGTCTGACGAGGTGATCAAAATACGGTCGCCGGTTGTTGTAACCCGCGCGGCTTTCGTTTGATTGCCTTTTTTGTCTTGCTCACCGCCCATAACGAACTGCTCTTTTTTAATGTAGATCACAGCGTCGCTTTTATCAATATAGATTTTGCGGCTGCGTTCGTGCATTGCTAGAGAATAGGTGCTGTATTCACTGGTTTCATCCGGCTGGTTTTTAACCTTATTTAAGCCAGTGTGCGCCAAGAATACGATTGTCATGTTGCGTTTGCTGCGAATGTACTCACAAGCTCGCACGACATTTGCGTGCATTCCCATAGATACATCGTAGCCTTTATGGTATCCGCCGGCGGCGTTGCCGATAGATTCGGTTTTTTTGCCGTTGTTCGGATCGTCAAACTCAACAACTTCTTGCTCGAATAAAGCATTAAGCGAGGTGATAGAGTCGATCACTAGCGTTTGATAGTCGTGCTCTTCTTGTAAGATCATGCGAAGCTTGCTCATAACCTCCTTAGAGGTATGCACTTGGTTTGCCTTGGATGGCGAAGGTAAGTGCTTTAGGAAGGCCGGCTTATTATCGCCTTCAACCGACTCGAATACAGTCTTAGCGTTTTCCGCTTGGATAAAGATTGATTTAGGGAATAGCCCAGCGAGCGACGTTTTACCGGCACCTGGAAACCCCACGATTGTGATCATTGGCGCTTGTGGCGCTGATGATTCTAGTTCATCTAATAAGCTCATTGGCTTTGCTCCTTTTGGTTTGTTTTTACTGGTTTGTGTTAGCCAGTGGTGAGCAGATTAAAGTATCAAAAATGAAAAGTAAACACTTTTTTAAACTTTTTTTGTGTGCTATTGTTCAGCCACTTACATAGGAGATCATAAAATGACATACGCAGAAAAAATAAAACAGCAGCAAAA